TAGGGGAACTCACATTCGTTTCGCTATAAGTAACGGCCATTTGGTTCTCCTATTAGCTGTGTGCGGTAAGGTCGTTTTTCCAACCGTTGAGCAGACGCTCGCGGTAAGAAGCTTGGGAGTCGAATTTTTCGGCGGCCTGTACTTGTGCCAGGGCAGCACGAACTTCACCCACGTTTGATCCGTCCTCTTCAGGAACGAACTCGGAATCGGCCTTGACCTCCTCCTGGTCCTCTTCGATGTCCTCCATAGCTGCCAGAACGCCGTCCAGCACTCCAAGCAGGTAATCGTTGGAGGCATCTTCACGCGCTTCCTTATCGAAGACGTTCTGATAAGCCAGCTTCATCAGGCCAGCTTCGTCCTGACCATCAAATTTGAAATCGCCTGGAAGAATTGGTCCAAATTTCTGTAGGGCCTCAAGACGCTTGTTCACTGCATCATTGATTTCAGCAGTGTCGTCACGCTGTTCGGCTTGGGCAACTGCATCGGCAAGTTGCGCTTCAAGTTCTTGAATACGACCAGCAGCAGCGTCAGAGCGCTCCTGGAGTTCTGCTTTTTCGATTGTTACGGATTGGTATTGCGCCTCTGCAGAATCCAGTTTTTGCTGGAGTTCCGTCTGGGTACGCCCGGTCTCACGAATAAACGATTGGACCGTGCTTGCGGCGTCTGCAGGAAGCTCAATATCCAGTCCGTCGAGGTTGATTCGTGCCATGGAAGTAACGGGCGAATTCGACGGTTGTTCGATATCTGCGACCGCATCATTACGATCACAGGAATCAAGTAGTAGGCGTGCTTGCCGACCTGCACGACCCTTGGAAACAATGGCAATATGATTGACCAAAATGTTTCTTTGGATGCCGTCGTAAGCCTCGCCTTCAGGTGTTACACCAGGAGTTGGGTCATAATCAACGCGATAACCCGCACTGACTTCTTGTGAATCACCACGCTGGATTGCATCGATCGCCTTCTGGTCAGTAATAACCAAAGCAACTTCAACAAAACCATCGGTGAATCGAACATGCGAACCCGCATGCCCAACCTGATGCAATTTGGTTGTCTCGGTGTCAAGCAAAACGCTGGGATGACCCAGTGTCACTGCCTTCATACCAAAAGAGGCCAAGGACTCTGGCTTGGATACTTCGTCTTTAGGGCGATATTCACGAACTTGCGTGCCATCTCCCCTTGTATAAAGCTGAGTCCCAGTTCGGGCAGCTTTACACCAGACTTTCAAATAACCTTCGTCCGTAGTTTCGGACTTGGTTACATGACCGTAATCGTACCGAGAAACTTGTCCCATACTTAAATATTATCGCTTTATGGGAATTAAGTATTTTTCTTGAGATCTGACTTACTTTATGCGGTATTGCTCGATTGAGAAGCCATCGGAGTGAGCGGGCCTTTCACGCTCCCAAGGCGGCAACCATATGATATTCCCAATTGACACATCGGCTACTGGTATTAACCAGATACGTTCACACTCAAGAGATACAAGTGCAAAATAATCAAGCTCCTCACAGGTGTAGCGGCGATTATTGCCGCGCCCGCCTGTACGCACAGACACCTCATAACCCTTCTGATTTTTCCTAGAACTCATGGTCTTAACGTTAACTTTTACTAGCTTTCCCTCAATCTCAACAATAAAATCACAGCGCCATAAATCTGCAACAGGTGACGCAATAAGGATCCCCTGGGACACCATAAAGCTTTGGAAATAAAGCTCGCCCCTGAGCCCTTTATGACTAGGACCACTTGAGACGCTTTGCTGGCTTTGGACTAAAACCGGCACATCGGCTTACCCACTAATCCTGTGTACCAAACAATTTCAGTAGCTGTTTGGCCGTCGATAAGCATCCATAAGCTTTTTCAGACGTGCGCGTACTTTTGAGCGATCAGGAGCGGTATTGGGTGATTTGTTTAACATTCCCCCCAGCATCGCAGCATCCTTAGATGGTTTACTACTTGTCATAATTGCCTTGCCCCGACGATTTGGATTCGGATCCTTTGATCGCTTGCGGGATACCAATCGCCGACGCTGCTCAGCACTCAGGGCCTGGGCGCGGGCTTTGGGTAAACACTTCGGCTTGCCCTCCTTACTTGAACGGCCACCGCATGGCCCCATGATCTTCCCCGTCGATCCGATACGGACCCAATTCTCTTTGAACCACTTGCCTAGATCGTCACCTCGGAATGCTCCGCTCAACGAACCGTGCTTCTTCTTGTATAGACGCTTGTATTCCTGAACCACGTATCCGCTGGCATACGCCGAGGGCCAGACTTTGAATTTTCGCTTGGCTTTGGAAACGGCCTGGCTATGCAGCGCCTTATCCTTGAACTTACTCACAATTCCATAATTCGACGCCCATAAACCATTTTAGAGTAGAAATAATTGTCTTACTTATATGGAAGAAAAACCTACAAAAGAACGTTATGAGCTGCTCTCCGAAATTGTTAAAGTCGCAGTCCTGGGTTGGTCTGCAGCATTACTAACTCTGTCGTACATGGGATTCTTTCAGAAAATGGATCCCACATTTATTGCCTCCGTGTTCAGTGGGTCGCTCGCTGGATATGGAATTTCTAAAGCAACGGAATCCCGCAGCAGTAAAAAACCTACAATAGAAGAGCCCACTCAACCACTTAAACAAAAGTGAGAAATCTATGCTGGGTTATACTTTCGATCCTGAGCTTGCCAATTAGCGCTAGTGCTCAGTCATACAGTAACTTCAATCAGGGGTCGATGAACTCGACAACCACAACCGAACAAACTATCACTGAGAGTATTGAAATTGAGATTTATGGAGCCGCGTATTCTGAATACGCAGGTCACAATATTACGCCTAGTGCCGCTATTGGCGCGTCAGGCACGACATACACAATGAACTCAGGTGCTGAGAATTGGCAGTACGAAACTACAACCAGAGCAGCTGGCCTGATAGAAAAACACGTCATCGATCGAACTATCGATATGGAATCGACAACCACAAGTTTGTCGGTATTCTCTCAGTAGCTCTGAGTGTCATGCTCGGGGGCTTCATGCCCCCTTCATGGGCTGAAGAGAAAGGCACCAACGTGATCGCTAACCCTCAGGCCTCTAGTACTGGGTCGGTCACTAATTCAAATGTCCAGATCAATCAAGGCTCCTACAGCACACAGGGTTATAACCCTGGACATTATTGCAACAGCGGCACTTTAGTATTTACACCGTTCTATCTGGGTGGTGCGTTTCATCCCAACTACACCAGGACAGAAAACTTCGGGATGCAAGTTAGTTTCAGCATCCCACTTGATAGACAAATGCTGAGACACTGCAAAGATCTGGCTGATAAACGTATCCAGCAAACGCAGATTGATATTGTCCTAACCAGGATTCGTGAATGCGTAAAAATGTACGAGAAAGGATTTATGCTGCACCCCTCTAGTCCTTATGCGCTGATTTGCGACGACGTTGTTCCAATCGCTTCCGTGACCAAGTCTGAGTCGGCTTCCCCATCCGAGCCCTGATCTTTTTGATTACTGCCGTGATGATTGGCTTGAATACTTGAACCGACCGTTTGAATGCCCAGGTCGCAGTTAATGTGGCACCAACACTGACACCTGCTGTAGTTCCAGCAGTAACCAGGATCGCGGGCTTTGGTAACGGCACCACCCATCCCGCCATAGGTACTGTCACTTCAGCGACTTCCTGAGTCTCGAAAGTATCCTGTAATTCTTCTATCTCAACTTGGACATCCGACTGAATGTCCCATATCTGCTGTTGAAGGGTATTAATTGATTCAGACTGCAGTGTCAGTGTCGGTGTGATCTGCTCGACTATCGACGTAACCACCTTTTCGGGCGTATCGATCGGTGAATCGATCGCCTTCTCTTCCTTCGCCGCTGTAACCTCTGACCCCGATCCAGGTTCAGTATTGTCATTACCCTTCCGACGAGGGACCGGCTTCTGTTTCGCCTGCCGCGGTTTATCAGCTGGTGGCTTGCCCGCTGCACGAGGTGCCACAGATGGCCAATTAAGTACCGGATATTTAAGCTCAGGCGCATAAATAATAGGTTCAGGTATCTGGTCCCATTTCGGAAATTTGATGTCCGGCAGCTTTATGTCAGGCAGCCGAGGCATCGACCCTTAAAGAACCTCGTCGAAAGAACGCCCCACAACGCCTTCATCAGATTTCACATCATCCGCATATGGCTTGCGGTCCTTTTTGTGATAACCGTCCTTAGCCTTTTTGTGGTCGCCGGGATCCATCCGCTTATGCTTTTTGTCAGCCATGAGCTTCTTATACATGGCATCACGGGCCATCAGATACTTGGACTTCTTTTTCTTGTCCATGCCGTGGCCATCGTTCTGTTCTGTGGCTTCCATAAACTCCTCGTGGGTTTTACCAGGCATGTAAACGGTCTTACCGTCCTGACCCTGGCTTGTATGTGAACCTTCAAGCCCTAGCGCTTTGGCGGCTTGTTCTGCTTCACTTCGGGTACTAAAGGTATATTGTGGCGAATCAAATTTGCCTTCAGATTTGTGCATCTTTCCTAATGGGTACAAGCGCTAGGGACTCAAAGGCGGCGGGACCTTCATTGATTTGAATGCCCCTTTGCTCAATGTAACTCAATACCTCACGTCGATGAGCACGGCGTTCCCGTTCTGCACTGTTCAAAATATTGAATTCATTTTTTCCATATGGCCGCAAAAAGCAATTACAACTGTAATGGCGTGGTAAACGAATGGCATTTCTTTTAAATACACGCCCGGCCTGTGCTGCACAGTGTTCACACAGCCATTCACTGCGGACCACATAGTAAACAACTAGATCCAATCCTTGTGCAGCATAATAGGTATTAGATGCCTGAAACTTGACCCTTGCGGTCTCTGTCTTAATAATCGTTCTTACTCTGTTGTTCAAAATCTTCAGCTGGCGGCGTAATGCTTCTGCTGTCGCTGACGCATCAGTGGGATCAACAAGTCCACTAGCAATTGCCTTCGATACAGATTCTGAAAATGACCGAGCTTGTACTTCAATGTATCCTCTTGTTCGTCGTGCTGACGACTGCAATAATCCTGCAGATACACTTGCAACGACTGGGTTGCTTACTAGAGGCTTTGCTAACTGCTCAGCTAAATCCAGACCTGATTTCGTCGCTTTCTCAAACAAATCATCAATCGACTCCAGGATCTGATCCGATTGCCCAGGAGGTAAAGACTCCACCAACTCAAGCTCCGATGGGCTGGTCCCTACAAACTGCAATAGACCACTTCCTGACAGGTCCCGTAGTTCGCGTAGAAGAAGATTGAACTCTGTCTCCAATAGTGACAGTATGGCTGCAATGACAGCAATCTCATCTTTATCCAGTAACTCCAGAGATTCCTCAATCAGCTCTTCCATTACTTAGACCAAATCATTCTTGATAAGTGTGTTGTACAACAGCACGAACAAGGCTGTTTTCATAGCGAAAAGTTGCTCCTGTTCTTCTGGGTCGCCACCAGGCCAGTTCTTATGACAGGTGTTCACACACTCCAGTAACTTCCTGAGTGTTGGAAGGCTGCATGAAAATGTGACCTCTATGGTTTCTTCGTCAATGTGCTCGAATTCGGACATGGTTCGTCAACCTTACTTTTAAGATAAGAAATCAAATCCCACTTTGCTCGAAGTGGTAACTTGTCGTCGAGCATGATCTCCTGAGAACGTTGGAGCCACCGTGAGCAACTCATCGTCCAGCCATAGGGTGACTGGACATAAATACTAAGAGTTACCAATAGTGGAATGATCACGATGTCTCCTGATGGGATTTAATCTTGTTCTGTAGCTTGTTCACCTTCTTAAGAAGTTTCTGTGCCTTTTTACGAGAAAGACAATCGTCTGCTTGTTGGTAATATTTGATCAATTTTTTAAACTCCTTTGCTGTCACCACTTGACCCGTGCCGACCAGAATGCTGCACTCATCTTGCCTTTACGGATGTTCTTGGCGTGCCGGGCCAAGAATGATCTGCGGCGATTGCGAGCCGCTTCCGACTCGCCCTTACGCTTTGGGCTGCCCTTCACCCCCTGCTGGCCAAAACGAATTAGCTTAACTTGGTCGCCCTCTTTTGCTAAGACTGCGTGGCTCTTCGTTTTATGATTTGGCGTTGTGATGGGTTTATTGTATCCAGGAAATTTCATCCCCCTATATTCAATCGAATCCATCACATTGAACGTATTCACCAAATGCTGAAGATCAGCTATATCAACACGTTCAATGCCGCTAACCTCATCACCTTGCGAATACACTCTCAAAGCACGGCTGGCTGATCTGGACGAATAGAACCCCATCAACAACGGACCGGGTTCAATCGTCTCGTCCTCACGCTTTAGAAAACCTCGATAAATCTTTGCGTCCTGTGCGCGGTTACCCAGCAGTACCGTTGGCTCCTCATCGTTTCGTTGACCATCGGGGTGGACGACATTTGCCTCCCGGTAAATTCCATTAAATGGCCCCACTGTCATTGTCATCCCATTCATCTGGATGATTTCCTCAACATCAGCATTGAATCCAGTGGGCTCAAAGTCCGTCTCTTCTTCAACACCCTCAGTGGCCTGACCATTCTCTAGACGCTGCCGCTGACCCTCAAAGCCCTGTAGAGCCGCTTCATGCTGCAATTCGCGGCGCATGATCAGCCGCTCTTCTTCCTCTTCATGCAGCACCGTATCCAGTGAATACTCAGTCCCGCCATAACGACTGGCGCGGATCTCCATAGGTGTCAATACACCAGCATTCATATAGATCTGGTCAGATAACGCCACCTGTTGCCGCAGATTTGCCAGGTCCATATCGGACTGCGCGAAATACGGCGGGAAATAAATGGAATAGTCCTGTGGCACCTGGCCCCCAGTCGGGCCATTTCTCATCCTTAAAATGATTCCGAAATACTGGCTCAGTGCTTTCTTTAGGCTGTGCATCTGGTAACGCTGCACAGTTGCAGCCCAGACCTTGTCCTCATATTTGCCTGACTCACTTAAACCACCAGCAGGACTCGTGCCAAATAACAAAGGCTTCGGCATGTCAGCCGCTGCCACGAGGTCATCCAGTAGACGGTCGAAAATATCCTGTGCGCCACCCAAGTTTCGAGCAGCAAAAGAAACTTCCTCGTCCTTATCCAATGC